ATCAGGTTATACAATGAAAACAGAAATACTAAATCACGCAAATTCGTGTGGTGAGGCTGAATGCTGCGGCTTTGTTATTGATAATAAAATCTATATGCCATGCAATAACATATCACCGACACCAACTGAAGCATTTGAAATATCACCAGATGATTGGATTCAGGCTGAAACACTGGGCGAAATAACAGCAATTGTACATTCGCATCCTAACGGATTATCAATCTTAAGCGAAGCTGACCAAGTTTTTCAGCAGCAAACTGCCGTCGATTGGTGGCTCGTTTGTGATAACCAAATTCATAAGTTTAGGTACATAAAACCTTTATTGGGTCGTGAGTTTGAGCATGGTAAAACTGACTGTTTAACAATAATTCGTGATGCNTATATGCTTGCTNGNATTGATTTACCAGATTACGTGCGTCAAGACGACTGGTGGCATAACGGGCAAAACCTCTATTTAGATTTACTACCCAAAAACGGGTTTAAACAAATTGAGTCAGATAACCTACAGGAGGGCGATGTAATCGTCGTTTGTCTTGGCTCATTAACACCTAATCATGCAGCTATCTATCTAGGAAATCAACAAATTTTACACCANTGCCCCAATCGACTATCAAAACGTGATNTATATGGCGGTTTTTGGCTCAATTATACACATTCAATATGGAGACATGAACAATGGCAAAAATCTGCCTTTATGGCGATCTTAAACAATATGGCAATAGATTTGATATGAATATCGAAACGGCAGCCGAAGGATTAAGGGGCATGTACTGCCAAATTAAAGGCTTGCAACAACGAATAATGAATGGTTGGTTTAGAGTTCGCATCAATGGTGTTGATATGACGGATGATAATTTGCAGTTTGGATTACATAGTCGATTACCTGAAAATGCCGTTATTCATATCGTACCAAAAGTTGCTGGTGCTAAAAATGGCGGTATATTCCAGTTTATCGCAGGTGCAGTCATGGTCGTTGTTGGTGCGCTTACTTCATGGTGTGGTGGTGGGGCACTTATTGCTGCTGGTATAGGATTGATGGTTGGCGGTGTAGCACAAATGCTAACAAAAAACCCTAAAACCGACAAAGTAAAAGAAGGATTAGCAAATAAAAACACTTATTTTTCAAATCTAGACAACACGATAGCACAGGGCACTCCTGTACCTGTAATATACGGTCAACCAAAAATTGGCTCTAAAGTTCTATCACAGGGTCTAGAAATTCTCGAAGACACTATATCTGCGACATCGGGTGATATGTCAATTGGTAAATCATCAATAGGAAAAGGTAAACGAAATGGGTAAAGGATCTGGAAAAGCAAAAACACCAAAAGAAGCACCCGACAACCTAAAATCGCGCCAGCAGTTAAGACTGATTGACATGCTGGGAGAGGGGCAAATTTGGGGATTAGTTGATGGATTAAAAAGTATTTACTTGAATGACACACCTATTCAAACATCCGATGGATCATTTAATTTTAAAGGCGTTGAGGCAGAATGGATAACTGGCACGCAAACTCAAGAACCGTTATCGGGATTCACATATACAGAAAACGAAGTAGGAGTAAATCTACAGGTTAAAAAGCTAATGCCAATCGTTCGGACAATCACTGATCCTAATATTGACCGAGTTAGAATAACTGTTGGTGTGCAAGCATTAAAATCTGTAGATAAAAAAGGTAATACAAATCGCACCAATGTTTCCATGTCAATAGAAATAGGGAAAGATAACATATGGAAAACGGTAAAAAAAGTTGATTTGATTGATAAAAAATCTAACTCGCAGTATTTAACATCTGTAATTCTAGAAGAATTACCAGAAACGCCATTTAATATTAGAGTTGTCAGACATACACCTGATAGTACTACTCAAATGTTATCAAATGACACCATTTGGAGTTCGTACACTGAAATTTATGATACAAAATTCTCATATCCGAATACTGCATTAATCGGTTTAAAATTTGACTCAGAGCAGTTTAGCGGCGTACCTCGCCGTAATTATTTAGTTAAAGGGTTGATCATCAAAGTGCCTGACAATTACAACCCAGAGACGAGAGAATACAAGGGATTTTGGTCGGGTAATTTCAAATTAGCATGGACAGATAATCCAGCATGGATACTGTATGATTTATTGCTTAATAAACGCTATGGAATGGGGGAACGATTAAATTCGTACGATGTTGATAAATTCACATTATATACAGTTGCACAATATTGTGACCAACTTGTCGATGATGGTTTTGGCGGTAAAGAGCCAAGATTCACATGCAATTGTTATTTAACTGAACAGCGACAAGCATATGAAGTGATCAACGACCTTTGCTCGGTTTTTAGAGCGATGCCAATATGGAACGGGACTCAATATACAGTTGCAATGGATAGACCAAGCGATACTGTAGCAATTTATTCAAATGCAAATGTCTTAGATGGTCAATTTAACTATATGTCCGCCGCATTGAAAGAACGCCACACAGCAGCGCATGTGAGATATATCGACCCCAAAAACAACTGGGAGCCTGCGATTGAGTACGTCGCAGATGATGATTTAATCAAACGATTTGGATTGAATGTTACCCAAGTTGATGCATTTGGCTGTACATCACGCGGTCAAGCTCACCGAGTCGGTAAATGGATAATTCAAACCGAAAAACTAGAAACTAAAACTGTCACATTTTCAGTTGGCCGGGAAGGTATCCGACATTTACCGGGTGATATTATTGGCATTGCTGATAATGATCATTCAGCTACTACAATTGGCGGTCGCGTTATCTCTGTAGACGGTAGCATAATTACATTAGATAGAGATATTGAGATAAAAAATCTCAAAGATGCATATTTGAGCGTCACCGATACGCAAATGCAATTGCAAAAAGTTAAAATACAGGCGCAAATTCAGCCAAATAAAGTTATTTTAATAAAATCGGTTGATGTTGACGAGTATTCGGTATGGAGCCTGTACGATAACAAAATCAAACCACGTCTATTTAAGGCGCTCTCGATTGCGGAAAATGACGATGGCACTTATACAATTACAGCGCTAGAACATAACTCAGACAAAGAATCAATTGTTGATAAAGGGGCAGTATTTGAAAAAGAGAATAACACTATTTTTAATTGGGCTATACCTCAAGTTGAACAATTGCAAGTTGAAGTGATTCCGGAGTCTGATTTACACCAAGCGCGGTTATATTGGTCTACACCAAGAACAATTCAAAATCTCAAATTCGAGGTTAAGATTTATCGAGAAGATAAATTAGTTAGTCGTGATGTTGTTACTGAAACAGAGTATTGCATATCAGACCTAAATCAGGGTAAATTCAATGCGACTGTTCGTGGTGTTGGTGAGGATGGGCGATTAGGTGATGAATCAACAATCGCGTTTTCAATACTACCGCCCGCTAAACCATCAGGGTTACTATTCACACCGAGCGCTTTTAATATTTCAATTCGCCCAGTTATGACTGCAACGTCCAGTCTGGGAACTCAATTCGAGTTCTATAAAGGCACGACAAGAGAAGAGGTTCAGGCGCAAACTAATTATTTAGGTCGGGCTATGTCATTGACTGACGTTGACTGCACACCAAATACCGAATATTGGTACGGTGTAAATGCTGTTAATGTTGTCGGGCGTTCAGAGATGTATATCGCTAATACTCAAACATTAGTTGCAGAAAATGGCGCAGGTGGTCTATTTAGAATTCAAACAGGCGATGGTAAATTCCCTGCTAATGATACTGCAACACAAATGTTTTATAGGGAATTCGGCTTTTATCCTGCTCGTGATACGACATTAATTATTTACTCATTAGGTGCTGATGGTATAGTTTCGCACTCTGAAGCTCGGTTATACAACGGTGCACAGTGGATAGCGCCAAAAATGTTTATTGACGGTGATCTAATCGCAACTGGAACAATGCGCGGTGATAGATTGATTGTTGGAACTGAAATCAAAGCACCGCTAATAACGGGTGGTCAGATGATTGCCGGAAGCGTTATCAGTTCAGGAACGCCGCCATCATTTGAGTTGCAACAAGATGGCACGTTGTACGCTAGACGAGCCAACATCTCTGGTAATATTTATGCTAATTCTGGAGAACTGAATAATGTAATTATCAATGAAAACTGTCGAATAAATGGTATTTTAAGTGTAAAACAAATAAAAGGAAATGTTCTTTCGGCAAGGTTTTTTAATAAAATTATTTTTCTTGAAGAGCCACGGAAGCATAGACCACAACAAAAAGTCCACTTAATGGACATTGAGGCATCTGGAGAGTGGCAAAATCTATTTTTTTTCGAAATGATAGGAGTTACGAGAAAATATGGAGAGGCAGAACGAATTAGCGGGAGTATGTGTTTTTTATTTAATGATCAATACCCGTATGAAATTAATAAATTTTTTATACAAAATGAAGGATTTCGAAATTTAATGATACCCGTTCCTCCATTTAAAGAAGGTGAGCGAATTAGTATATCATTAACTGTTGGATATTCTAAAGATTTTTGTGAATATTATATATATTTTAATTCTTTGGTTTTATTAATGAAAAATTCAAACGGTTTTCTACCTGACTAAACGATCAATAAAAATTTAAGAGGAAAATATGGCTAAAATATCAGGCATTCTTACAGATGGTGCCGGTCAAATTATTAGTGACTGTGTTATCGAGTTGTATGCAAAAAAAACCACTAGCGAAGTGCTAATGCAAACACATGCATTTATTGTTGCAAATGACGGTAGATATTCAATAGATGTTCTGCCATGTGATTATGAAGTTAGCCTAATTATTAATGGTTTCCCAAAAAAACGATTAGGCACTATAAAGGTATATTCCAACTCTGGCGATGGCACATTAAATGATTATTTAACAGATCCGAGCGAAACGGAAATAAATTCCGAATTTATCCAGCAAGTCCTTGATGCTCGCAATGAAGCGGGAAAATCAGCAAAGGCAGCCAAACAATCAGAAACAAATGCAGTGAATATACTAAATAATGTTGTAAAAAAAACAGGCGNTACAATTACAACATTAACAATTACAGATCCTATCGCTCTATGTCTAAAAGGATCAGATAAAGAAATTTCAACATTATTTCACTATGATGGCACATCTTTTGAAATTCTATTTAATAAAGGTAGTGACCCAAATGGACTAAAAGCAATTCAAATCAACTCAAAAACGGGGGACGTTAATTTTAATCATAATGCGGCTATCAATGGTAAATCAATAATAAAACAAGGCGATTATGGAGTTGGTGGACTAGCGATTAGAGATGCTGGCGACGGAAGCTATCCAAAAGAATGTCAATATATCTACTTTTCAAAAAATGCAGTTGGAAATCCTGTTCCAACATCAGCATTAACAGGTATAAACATTGTTAATCATCCAGACTGGGGC